TATACCGAATGAATTTCTACACCAAGAACTTCAAAGAACGCAAGTTCTGTTTTTGGAGAGATCCTATCAGTAAAAAATATACAGTTCAGAGGACAGCATAATGGACATGAGTTTATTCGCAGTCGTAGGTATAGTGCTACTCATGGTCTATGCCATGTTCCAGGAGATGTAATGTCGTTTGAGAAAGGATTATCAAAGTTGCAAGGGCTAGTCAAAGAACTAGAACGCAACGACATATCACTTGAACAATCAGTAAAAAGTTTTGAAGAAGGTATCAAGGTCGCAAGATATTGTGAACGCAAGTTAGAAGAAGCAAAAGATAGAATACAGACTATTCTGGATCAGACTGATCCTCAATAGTCTTATCATCTTTAACCTCTTCAGCCGTTCCAAGTATGATCTGATTCTGCAAGACTAACTCCTGCAACCTACTTTCTAACTGTTCTCTACTCATGTTATCTATCTTGTGTATCTTCAGCTCCTTCCTATCTACCATAAGGCCTGCAAGTTTTGCCCTCGCAATCTCTGCCGTGACCGCAGGTCCATAACTCCCATCTGCTAAAGACACATCTCTTATCTCTGCTAACTTATTAGCTATGCCCTCAAAAGTAATTTCATTCTTCTTCCTCTGAATAGCTTTCAAATCTCTGATCTTTTCTTGCACATGTTCATAACCTGGCTCACTCAATAACCTAGTCGCAGCAACTCCCGGATTTTCATAGCCTGCAAGATGAGCACACTTCGTTTGGTTATAATCTTGATACACCATGAGATCGATAAATTTCTCCTGTTTCTTTGTTATTTTTTTCTTTCCTGCCATGTCTAAATTCTCACTATATTTCTCTTAGAGAAACCTATCTCTCCTAAGTAAAGGTGTATGTTAATACACACCTTTCTATAGTTCTCTATAGAGATGCACAACCGCACAACTGCACATACCTGTAGGAATAGGGCTTTCAGCCGTGCATGTGCGTATGTGCAGGCATGTGCAACTGCACAACCGCACAACCACCTAAACCCTGTAAGAATGCGTGATACAGAAGGGCATGTGCAATCGGGCTTTTCTGCATTGCACAGCCGTTTTTGTATAATTTTTGCACAATCACCCTTGCGTTTTGTTGTTGTCACTTTCTCTCCTTTTTCGTAGATTTTTCTTCCCAAACATTTTTAAGTTTAGTTATATCTATCTTCCTTTTGTTAAAAATTCTTTCAAAGTTTTCATTAAATTTATCACGATCTTTTGTGCGATCACGACTGCCTTTGCCACCATGCCACTCAGTCATTCTGTCTCCATGTTTTGCAAGATATGTTTGATGACTTCAATTGTCCAGCCGTTGCCTAATAAATCTTTTGCTTTGTTTTCTGGCACATAATCAGTATATCCTTTCGGCACGTTCTGCAATTCCTCCCATAAAGTAGAGGTAGGCAAATAATATTTACCATCTTTGTGTAAAATTACAGACGAAGATTTGGTTTGACTATTGCCTTGTGCAGTAAGAGTTGGGTGTTTGCCCTTAATTTCTGTTTTATTGTAAGGGTTAAACAAAACTGGCTTACTTCCATATTCCTTGTATTTTTTCTTTACATACTCTACGATTTTTATTTCTCTCCAAAAAATCATGTTGTTTCCATATTTTTAAAGATATGCTTTATAACTTCTACAGTCCAGCCGTTGCCAAGCATCTTATATCTTTGAGTGTTGCTGACATGATTTGTATAATCCCTCGGCACTGTTTGTAATGCTTCACACTCACGACAAGTTAGCTTTCTCCAGGTAAGTTCTTCTTTCTCAATACTTATCTCATGATCTTTATTAAGACTAGGTGTGACTGTTCCGACCTTGCCATCCTTTCTAGGCTCTAATTTCTTTGCTCTGAAAGGTGTATGATCTTTACCTGTTTGTTGCCTTACCATCTTACGCATTGCTTTAGCCTCATCTGTTCTTACTTCTCTATAAGACTGAACGGCCACCTTAGGCTCTGTATTACCACCTTGACAGGTTGTGACTGTAGGCGACTTACCATCTGGACTGTAGACTCGTTTAAGACAATCATATCCATTAACATCAACCGCTATGCCTACTTGTTTAGGCTTAGTTTCAATCATTTGCTCTTTGTTTGATGCAGTAAGCGTAGGGGATTTACCTTGATCGCTGTAAACTCTTTGAGTGCTTTCATACACACCGTCTCTGTATTCAAACTCCATGATCTGTTTATCAAACTTATCTGTTGTGATACCAAGTATTTCTTTTAACTGAGGCCAATGCTCCTCTGAGGGTATAGAAAAGAAATCACTACCTAGCTTTCTAAAGTAATGCTCAACTGTAGAATACTTATCGTTCAGCTCCTTTGCTATTTCTTTTTTGTTCTTACCACACTTAACATAGTGATCTAAGATACATGTTTGTAGTCCAGGTATATCAACCTCATGCTTTCTAACCTTTACTTCTTCTACATTCATGCCCACTTTGATTGGCTTCTGTGGAACTAAGGTCATACCATTATTACCTGCACCCTTATACATAGTCGCTGTCATACACAAAGACTTTTCATCTTCATTTTTGTAGTGCCTTTGATTTCTTTTAGTATCTTTTACAGGGCGTTCATCTGTTTCAGTTTCCAATATATCTCTTAGCACTATACCTCTATCTTCTGGCTGTTTGATTCCGGGTATGTTAGTCCAATAGTAGCGTTGGCGAGATTGTGCTGATACCAACGAACTGTTAATAAAGATTGGTTCTATGCCAAAGGGTATTTCAGGATAACACTCTGATACTTGTTGCGATATGACCTGTAAAAACTCTTTTTTCATTCTTACGTTTTCTAATAAAAAATACTTTGGCTTTATTGCTTTAAGCAAACGTATGAACTCAAAAAACAATGCACTTCTTGGGTCATCAAAGGCAAGCTGCTTTCCCGCAAATGAAAATCCCTGACACGGTGAGCCACCGAGCATAAGGTCTACATCCATGTAATCTTTTGGGTCTAGGTCACATATATCACCAACTTGTATGATGTCTGGATAGTTTGCTTGGCTGACCTGGATAGCATACTTATCTATCTCACTTGCGTAATACTTCTCTACAGGTATGCCGAGCTGATCGAGAGCGATACGTCCACAACTCATACCATCAAATAAACTTAATACTTTCATATTTCATTACCCCAACTGTCCCAACCTTCTCTAGTGTTTCTAGCAAAGAGTTCAATCTTAGGTCCACTGTTAATTGCTTCAATCTTTTTGTAAAACTCCTCTGGCTTTTTGCTATGTTTGCTTTTCTTTGCTGTAACTAATGTGCTTTCGCTTCTTGATTCAGGTTTCATTTGTCCTTTCTTTCCAAACAAACATATCTCATGCTGTCCTCTAAAGTAATAACCAAGACCAATAGTATTTTTTGCCCACACTAGATTAGTTACGTAGGTAAAACCCCATTCTTCCATAACTTCTAGCCCATCTTTTAAAAAATTATTTGTTACCCAAAGAAATAACCAACATTGTTCATCTGCTAAGTTTGATACAGGTAGTTCTTTTATATCTTTAGTCTTCATTAAATTGTAGTGCCTATCAGCACCTCTTTTAATTTTTCCTCCACCTTGCTCATTCCAAGGTGGATCAGCATAAATGATGTTGTATTTCTTATTTGGTAGATCAATCATCCTCTCTCCTTATAATAAACTCTTACCATATACTTTCTCACAACTGCTACCAAAGTAAACACTGATACTTGTATTACAGATGTAGCTACAAGACTAACATCAAGATAGCTACACAACTTAAGCAAACCATAGCTGATCGGAAAAGACAATACTAATCCAATGCCAACATCATTGACTGCTTCTTCCATAGAGTCTTTGTCAATCTTCATCCCAAGGCCTCTTCATTTCATTGTCTGTTAAGTAATACCATGTGTTCTTACCTGGAACATTGTGACTCTTGACTCTCTCGCCTAAATACTTTTGCACATAGCTGACTGCATAACGAGCAGCCCTTTCGCCTGATGCTAGTTCGTTTTCTTTGAGTGCTTGTCTTGCTAATAGTTCTAGTTCTTTTCTTGAATAGAACTTTTGTTTGCTCATAGCCGATGCCACCACTCTTGCAATCTCTACTTCGTCTGGACTGTCTTGTGCATCTACTACTCTGAAGTGTCCTCTTTCAAAATCAAAGTATGCTAAGTGTTGTTCAGGCTCTCTTGCATTACGAGCTTCATAGAATAAAGTTATGTTTGGTTTCTTACCTGACAGCTTGATGCCTGAATCCATCCAACCTGCAAAGGCACTACCACCTCTAGCTGACATGAACGACAGATCATCTGCTCTTTCTTTGCCTGTGTGGTGTGCAATGATAACTGCCACCTTGTATAGTTCAATGAGTTTATCTACCCTTGACAACATTTCGTGTATCTCTGAGTTAGAGTTTTCTTCGCCACTAAAAAAATTAATGATAGGATCAATCATAACCAAGTCAGGCTTATGATATTCAATACTATCTGCGATAGCATCTATGTCATTATCTCTCATCAAGTTCTTTCTTAATCTGCCTGATGCGATAAGGTTTGACTTGCCTATGTTGTATAGTTCTGGATCATGATGAAAAGGTTGGTAATACATTTCTATTCTTTTCTTTAAAAACTCATGGATAATCTCTGCTTGTAGCCACATAACTTTAAGTGGCCTTGAGA